CATCCTCATCCGTGCCGTCATAGTAGAAGTGGCGTTCGCTCAGTGAAGTGTAGAAGCGGTCGCCTGATTCCAGAGACGGACGCATGGAGAGTATGGCCGTGTTCAGATCAGGAAGCTTTCCTGCGATTGCATCCCCGAACCACTGCTCTGTGAGGATGTCCACATTGATGTACGAGGACGCAAGCATGAAGAACGTTCTGGCTTCCTTTCGCATTCTAAGTTCTGTCCAGCGGGCCTTCCATTGTTCGGCCACACGGCATTTGCCGCGATAGATGTTCAGATCCTCGTTGCTGTGGGTTTTCAGCCATTTGTCCTTGGCGGCCACCGCCTCGTGAAGGCATTCGTTATAGACCAGACCTGCCTTCAGCACAAGGACTATTGCCGGGATGTCCATGTTGTGGGCGTATTTCAGAATCCAGTCATATTCCCCGATGTGAGTGGTGTCCGGCATGTCGGTGGTGAAACTGAACCCTCGGTAGAAGACACTGTGGCCATATTCCTGCCTGTAGCCTCGGACGGCCTTCAGCAGGTTGGAGATCTTGTCTTCCCGGAAATATTTCACCTCGTCCCCGAAGCAGAACACGTAAGAGGCACCCGCCAGCGTGGCCGGACGGTCAAGTGAGCCGAACCGGATGTTGGTGCCTGTGTAGAAGATGATTGTCCGCTTGTAGGAGACCAGCTTGTTGAAAGGCTTCCAGAAATGCGGCCTTAGCCAATCGGGGAGATCGGCCTTTTCCGCTTCCGTGAATGTCGGTGGTTCCTTCTCGATGACATAATGGACACCTTCACGTAGGCCTTTACGCTCCAGGCCTTCCAGAACAGAAGGGAGGATGTTGGCGTTCAGGTTCGTGAACGTGTCGGCCACCCAGACCACGGGCGCGCCCGGCATGTCATAGATGACATCCAGAAGCCTTTCGGCCTGAATGTCGGTTGTCTTGGCTCCGCCACGCCCCACAACCTGAAGGTTCTGGCACGCACCGGCCAGAGACACTATCTGGGCGAAAGGGTTCTGGTACTGTACGGAGGCAGCCTGTGTGGATTCGGGCTTAACTCTCTTCCTTTGCATCTTCGAGGTATTTTACGATGTCAAGATCCGTGATTCCGGCATCGGCCTTCAAACGTCTCTTCACAGCCTCCGGGGCGACTACGGTGTCGATCTGACGTTCCAGCTCATCACGGTTGGCGGCAGGAAGTCCGATTGATTCAGGCGTTGCCGAAAGCAGACGGAACATAGGCTGGTAGAGTTCGGCCGGAAGTTTTGCCGGATCGTCCTTGTCGAGCTGGAGAGCCCTTGCCTTGTTGGCAAGGATGTCAGCGGCAACCGCATAGTCCTTAGAGGTCTTGGCTGCATCCCTTGCGGCCACATAGAGGGTGTCGAACTGGTCCGCCATCTTGTTGCGCATCGCCTCCTTGGAGACCTTACGGTTGCAGAAGAACAGTTCCATCGCTTCCGAATATATGTCCGCTGCCCGCTGGTAGGAAATGCAGAACGGTGCGGTGGTCAGAAACTTGATGGTTCTTCTTTTCCCATACTGGCCGTCTAACGAATATATCAGTGTCATCAAGTCAATGTAGATTTGCTCTTTGTCAGAAAGAGTCCCCTTTGATCCTGATGCGATGTATTCCTGAATCTTCTCGAACGCTCCCTCCTTCTCTGAGCCCCCGAAGAGGTCCAGTTTGGAGATGGTGAAGCTTTTGTCCCGGACGATGTCACGGAACTGCTCGATGGAGACAGCGTCACCGCCCATCGCTCCACGCACCACGGCAAGTTCGATCTGTGCCCTTTTCTCCAGTTGGCCGCGCTTGATGGCGTCGCGTATGTTCAGATCATCCGTCGAGATCGGATCAGCCAAGATAACTGCCAGTTGTCTTTCGGTGATGTCAAGGAATCCGGCCAGCTCGGCGTCTGTCCAGCCTATGGCCGCAAGGGACGAGAGATCATCGAGAAGTTCGGGTTTCAGTTCCTTCATATTCTTCAATCATTCGGTTGATGTCATTGAGAGTCATCCGCAGGCGCGCAAGCCTTTCCTCCCTTTGGATTTTAAGATCCGGACGGTCGCCTTTCCTGATTCCCCGCTCGGCACGCCAGATGGAATCCTGGACGTTCTTCCTTTTCTGGATCAGGCTTGTTACCGGCAGGCGGCGAAGTTCATCCATCTTTTTTGCCAACGCGAAGATCGGATGCTTGCCCAGAACCCTGCGATGCTCTTTGTAGTACTGAAATTCAAGTCGAGAACTTGAATTTTGCGTAAAATTTCTTACTGTTTTTTCTGCCGCCTCGAAGCACTCTTCCGGAGTCGTGCACTTGAAGAGGTCTTCGTGGGCGTTGACATAGTTATGCCACGATGTGATCATGTCAGCCGCAAGGGCTTTCAGTTCGGTCGGGCAATCCGGTTCGGACAGAAACGGCCAGTCTTCCCGGAACCGCCCACCTTTGGTTAATGTCTGGGAGAACGGCACCTCGGTGGCGAATGGAAGCAAAGCTTTCTTCAGGAGGTGTGAATATTCCTTCGGGGCTTTCCGTACCAACGCGTCGAGCCACTTGTTGGGCGCGTATATGCTCAAGAGCCGAAGTCCTTCAGTGACCTCGGCTCCCGAACATATCCATCTGTCAATCTCGTTACTCATTCAGCAGGTATTGGTCAATCAGATGTGTGATGGCCGCATAGCCTTGCGGTGTGGCGAACACGAACTTCTTGCGGACAAACGCCTCGATGACAAGGTGCTCGCAAGGATTCGCCCGATAGACCGGTGTCACGATGTTGCCGAACCGGAATCCGGCCTCGATCGGCCTGTGAAGATTCCTCTTGAAGTAGTCCTTCAGGAACTCTTCCGATGTCTGGCCGTCAGCAGGAAGTATCTCTACCAGCTTCTCTTTGGAGAACGGTTTAGGAAGCCTTTCGCCATAGACCTTGTTGCCCTGTACGTCAAGGAAAACAAGTGGCGTGGCCAGTTCCTCCATCGAGGTCTTGGAGCAAGGAATGCAATTGGCTGGTGCCAGAATAAAATCATCAGCGACATTGTTGTCAGCGATGATTCCGGCAAGAATGTCACGGATGTCTGCGTCCGGTCCGGTCGTGATGACAACAGGCTTGACACCGGTCATCTTCTCCCAAACTTTGGACAATTGGCCGTCTGTGCCCTCGTAGGCACAGACAACCAGATTTACCTTTTTGTCCACAGTTTTGCGTTCTGTTACTGAGGTCTTACTCTTACTCATCCGCTAAGCACCACCTCCTTCAGAGGAACCGGCAGCCGCAGCGACTTCCGGAAGGTCCCCGGCATAGTCACCAGCAAGGAACTTGTCAGGAAGAGATTGCTTCCATGTCATAGTCCTCTTGGTGGCTTCATTGTCCATCTTCGTCTCGATTGAGAGCCTCAATGGGTTGCAGACACTACCAAGAAGCTGTGTGCGCCCTGCCGAGGTTCCGTCACACTCTTGCACAAAAGCGATGACACCACGGTTCTTGAAGACTTCGACAAAGTTTTTTACCGCGGTCGAGTTTCCAGGATGGTCATAAACCAGTCCGTTCTTCACTCCTTCAGCATCGGGATCACCTGAATATTCCTCGGTTATCTGGATGGTCGAAGAAGTTGCGTAGATTGAAACCGCTTTCGCCCCTGTCTTTAAAGTGAGGTTTCCAGTAACATTGCAGTTGCCGACTTCCCTCGACGGCTCGCTGGCTACATCCTCCACATCCACGAGGATGATAGCGGATTTTCTGGCAGACGGTGCACCGGCACCGTCCCCAGGTCTTGGAATTGATGATTTAACGTAAGCCATATATTTCGTTATTATTGGTTAAGCTCCTGTTCCGCCACCGTCAGAACCTCCTTGGTCAGGGTTTGAGCCTTGGCCTCCAGTGTCTCCTGTATCAGAGGATGAAGAAGCCTTCTTGCCATTCTCCCATTTGTCGGTGTCTGGAACATCGGAAACGATGCTTTCAACAGGAGTGTAGCCGTCAGGAACAGCGGCATAGACAGCCTCGGCAATCTTGAAGCCTACAGAGAGAGAATATTCACCGAAGACCTTCACATCGTAGTTCTGTTCCTCGATCTTGACGATGCAGTTTTCCGCCTTGGAGAGGTCGACCAGTTCCACGAAGTTCTCCTTCGGAGTCGCGAAGATGATAGGGGAGTTATACATCGATTTCAGAGGCACAAGATGGAAGTTCGTGAAACGTATGCTTCCATCGTTCTCGTAGCCGGTGTACTTGCCGTTCACCGCGAAGTCGGCTCTCTTGTAGCGGGTCAGCAACTGCTCTGAGCAGTGGATGGTCACGATGTGTGCGAACAGCCCAGAGATGCTGTCCACGAAGCCATCGATGTAGGCAAGAAGCTCAGAGTCGGACATTGTCATAGGATCTGCTGCCGACTTGTAGTAGTTGATCTTGCAGTTCTCATCAGTCTTTCCTTCCACAAGGATGGTCTCGAAACCGTCCATGGAGTTCTTGGCGGCTTTACCTGCATCACCGTCTGCGACAACGCCAGCGTCAACGAACTTACCCTTCGCGATCATCGAGATGGTGATGTCATCCAGCACCTTAGGAAGGATGTGATTCTCGATGATGTAGCGAGTGATAGGCATGTCGGACATCGTCTTGCCCTGCTCGTAGAGATAGAGCAGCCAGCTCTTCAGCACGTCAGCAGGCTGAATAAGCACGTTCAACTTGTGACGACGGTATGGGATGCGGATTGGAGTGAACTTGGCAGCTCCCTTAGGAGTCCATTTCGGAGTGAACTGCTGTGACACCTCTGACATGATGGCCGCGCTTGCGATGTAGTCAGTGTTGGACTGGATGCGGGTCATGTGCTTGGCGTCATCGAATCCGTTGTAGATCCTCTTGTTCAGAAGTTCGAGCTTCATCTTTGGAGGCATCACCATCGAGAACTCAGCGTTGAGATCTGTGATGTTGATGGAAGCGTCTTCAAGTGCGGTGAAAGCGTAAGGATTGACGGAGTCAAGTGCTTCCTTAACTATCTTGTTGTGGGCCGCAGCCATGTTGATGGCAAAGGTCTTAGCCTCCTTCGATGCTGGTGTAGCCGTGGCTTTCGGCTTTGGTTCTGGCTCGGATGCCAAAGAGACAACGTCTTTCTGAAGCTTCTTTACTTGCTCTTTAAGAGCAGCTGTTGCCTCAGCGGTCTTTGCCTCTACAGCGGCATCGAAAAGGGTCACGGCATCGCCCTCTTCATCGAGATTGATGCTTTCGAGTTTGTCAAGAAAGTCCTGGCCATAGTTCTCCAGAACCTTCTGGCGTTCCTGATCGGAAAGGGAAACCTTGCCGTCCTTGACGTCAAGTTCGCTCTTGCCGAAGAGACGGGCTACAAGTCGCCCCATCTTGGAATTGTTGAGAGTTTTCGTATCCATTATTTTAAAGATTGGTTAAACGCTTGTGAGTGCGAAGACCGCCTCGATGGTCTCAGGGAGCGTCTTCTTTGCATCGGCCATGTTTAGGCGTAACGCATCGGCTGTGTAGAACATCGAACCACTCAAAACACCGTGCTCTTCTTTCAGAATATTCGGTCTTCCTGACACGACTGCATTCTGAAACTGTTTCACCAGCGGTTTGAGTTCTGCCTTGGCCGCATCGAAATTGCCTGCCAGTGCGTCCCTGTAGGCGCGGTTCTTCTCCGAGGATTCATCCGAATAGACTGTGAGGGTCTTTTCTCCAGTCGATGGATTGACTGCTGAATAGTCCACATAGACGGCCATTGCTCCGATGGATCCAACCTCGGACATGTCATTGTCCATGTAGATAGCATCACATTGCGAGGCCACCCAGAAGGCAGCCGAAGCGCAACAGTCAACGTGAGCATATACCGGTTTCCCTTTGGATTTGGCGTAGCCTATTGCTTCGAGCATAGGTGGGATGGCCGAAGAGCTTCCGCCTGGGGAGTCTATGTCCAGGACGATACCGATGACATTTCCGTCATCGGCCATCTCCCGGATCTTTTTAGCTATGAATGTTGTTCCGTAACTTTCGCACGTGTCGTACTTGGTCATCGTGCCGTGAAGAGGGACAACGGCTACACTCTTTGATTCCTCGGCCTTAGCATCAGAATCGACTACGGTGGAGAACGCTGCAGTCTTTGCCTCCATCTCCACAGGCAGCCTATTGAGAAACGCCCTGGCCACCGGAAGCAATGTGTCAGGGTTGGCGACAAGCCATCTTCCCTGCATTATGTCCCTTGCTAGCTGGAATGTGTCTGCTTTCATCTTCTGTAACAATGTTTACGCAAAGATAAAAGCAGGCTCCCAGACACGAAAGGACACGCTAATAGATAGGGAATTGGTAGGAACAGGACAATTTCAAAGAGTTGGTCTCGTTGACCTCGAAAGTCAAAGGTAGGTCTTCAGTTCCGTAAGTCTCATCGTCACCGTGGCAGAATCCTACCATTAATATAAGGTTATCCCTCATTACATCGGAAGCCTCCGACAGTGTGGCGTTGATCTTGACGGTGGCCAGTCTTCCGGCGTCCTCCGTCTTCTCAGATCTCTCAATCGTGGCCGTTCCCGGAACGAGCGCCAGCTTGTGCCAGACACCGTCCTGCTTGTCAAGGCTCTGAGCCTGTAGTGTGTCAATGATTCTGATCATCATTCAATCCCTTTAAGTTTATAGTTCTGTCAATGTAGTGAATCCTTTGCAGAAGTTTTCCGGTCATCTTGTCAAGGACCTGCTGCGATTGCCTGTAGATCCGCTTGTGAAGAGCATCGAATCGGTCAGTCGTAAACAGCCCTCTGGACACGATGAACGCTGAGACTATGTCCTTCTTCTGGAATCCAAGCTCGAAGCCAGCAATGTAATACTGTTTGAACTCGATGTCGAAGAATGCCGCTAAGGCCATATTCAATGCTGATGTGTCGTGCCTGTTGTAGTAGAGGAATCTGTTGATAAGAGGCTTTGTCGCCTCATCGTTCGGAAGAATTAGTTCTACGAATCCGTCACCGTCTGATGGAACCGGACGATCCGACACCTTGCAGTGGGCTATGAGCAGTTTGCCTATGCTATTGCGGGCGCAGACTTTCAGAGGCCCTCCCGGACTATCAGGTGGGAACAGATAAGCCAGATAATCCGCCATCATCAGCGAATCTACTTTCAATTTGACATCGAGCATTTCACAGTTAATTAATTATATGGGACACATTTTTCGCAAAAACATCAACTACACTAACTACACTTGAAGCCATGTTTGATTATCAACGAGTTAACCAAAAATGAGGTGTAGTTGAGCCCCGAAATTGTGTAGTTAGTGTAGTTGGAGTCAGGGCAAGTGTAGTTGAATGTAGTTGGAGTGTAGTTCCCCAACTACACCGCAACTACACCTTATTTCATTAATATTCATTCATTTGCTTCAAGTGTAGTTAGTGTAGTTAGTGTAGTTGGGTTTTTTCATTTCCTCAGCAAAAATATTTTTCCTAAAGTTACGTAATTTATTGAAGAACTACAAAAGATAAGACAAGATAATCTTTTGTTCTATTTGAATATAAATAATAATTCCTCTCTCACTTGTGCCAAATTTTGGCACAATCACTGCGATTTCCCTCATTTTCCTCGATTTCCCCGAAAATCACCTGTTCAATGAAAATTGTAAGCAAATCTTCCTTTTTTACTTATAGTTTTGCTTTTAATTTTTGAAATCCCCATTTCACGCACTTCCCTCCAATAAAAATTGTAAGAGCGAATGAAAATTAGCCTCTTCATCCGCCCTTACCAAAAAGAAAAGCCCCGGAAGAATCTCCCAGGGCATCATATTTATTCTAAAACAGAATTCTATTTGACATTATCACCTAATGGGATTTTCACATCATTTGGGATCATATTGGTTACATTGATTGGAGGAAGTATGTATTGACTGTAAGGCGTTCCTTCTGTCTTGCACACTAACACCCCTCTTGCCGTGCCAACCGTGTGCATGGCAAGATGAGCCAAAAATCCGGATGGTATGATCATCTTTCCGTCTTTTACCTCAAATTCTTCCGCACCGTCAATCTTGAATCTACACGTGAGCTCAAGTACCAATATTTTCGTGTCCTGATGTCTGAAAAGAAACTTCATCTTGATCGCGGCCTCTAATGGATCCAAGGAGAAGGATGAGATTAAATCCACATCCACCTGCCATTCCTTCACATTCTCATATTCGTCCGCTAATATTGCAAACTGGTCTATGGCGACCCCCGTCATGCTGAACTTTACCATATTATGCTGCGTTTAAATATTCAGTTTCGTCAGTAGGCGTGAACGTTACGCTTGAAGAACTTATCGTTCTGCATCCGCGTTCTTCCACGACGACCTCGATAGGTACGAACTGGATTTTAGGAATATACCCGAAATCCATCGATAATTCCACGAATTTGGAGAGTCTGTGGTCGTAGTCACCGTTCAGAACCTGAGATACATACCCCGCTGACACTCCGAGGTGTTCAGCAAGCTGCTTTTTATTCAGCCCTTTCCGCTTCATGAACTTCCCTGCGCATTCGTATAACGCCATCTGGATTCTCGCTGCCCAATAAGCGGGCGACCTTAATACTCTTTCACGGCTCATAATTAAAACTCTTTTATCTTCTTGGCAAGAACTGCTACATCCTTGTCTTGATTTTTCTTATATCCACCCATGACTATATAGACATTGGGCTTCCTAAGTATCACATATACTCTGAGATCGTTGGATTTAAACTCGTAAACATCCTCCCTTTTCAGTCCTTTGATGTTGCGGAATTTCTCTTTTGGCAAAAGTGTAGGACCGAACATGTCCATATAGGCGATGATCTTGTCCATGCTCTTGGCGTCCCTGGACTTAGCGTTTTCCGTCACTTTCTCATAAAACTGCTCAAACTGGCATTCCCCATCAATGAACAATTTGAAAAACAGGTAATCGTTCTCATTGTCAACATCCTCAAATATTTTGTACAAATATTCAGCCATCGCGTCATTTTAGTTATCGCTAAATTTTTGCAAATATCGTCATTCTTCCATTAACATCCAACCATTTCCCGAAATTTTGTATTGCGTTTGTATTGCGAATGTGTTTACGAAAAAGCGGCACCCGAATGGATGCCGCCTGTCTGTCAAAGAAAAAGAAATGAAGTACTCGCTTGGCCCGAAGGCCGATTGCAATCAAGCGAACTTGACAGACGAAAATGTTTGTCCTAATCTTCTGATACCGTCCTCGATTTTCTTGGCAGTCTTGGCGGACGGATGCCTGTAGCCGCTGATGTAGTGTCCGAGTTGTTTCTGGTTGACACCCGTGATTCTTTCAAGTCCTGAAAGCGTGATGAGATATGCATATTCCTGAAGGAAGGATGGAATGTCGTACTGGTAGCAGAACTCAACCTCCTCGAATGGTTCTCCAGTTTCAGCATAGTATTTCTTGATGTCCTCGTAACCATCCTCGAACACCTTGCGTGCCTCTTCCACAGTCTTACCTGTTCCGGTGACAAGATAAGGCATATCATCGGCATCCATATAGATGCTGTAATTTCCGTCTGATGCCTTTTCAATAATTGCGTTAACCTTTCTCATAACTGTCTCTGTTTTTATTGTAATACAGTGGGGATTAAATCCCCGCTGCCTTTTTGATTTGTGCCAATGTTCCGGTCGCCACTTCGTCAGTCCCGTGATTGCTGACCTTGAACACCTTGTTTGTCCTTGGGCTGAACCAGAGAGGGTGTCCGCTTTGCTGTCTCCCCGTGTCGTAGCACCCTGCCTTTTTCAGTTGCCTCATTAAGGCATTGTACTTCATACATCATTTCTTTAATTGGTACAAAGATAGTATTAATCCTAACATTGCCCAAATTTTTCGACAAATATTTTCAAAATAATTCACTCTTTTTCAGCATATTTTCCGAATATGCTCTCAAGTTCCTCCGGTGTGTCCGGATCTCGTCTGATTTGGTGGTAGTCACGGCTGAAGGTGATGCTGACAAGGCGTTCCTGATGGCAGATGCAGATCAGGCCGATGACCGCCTCGTAGTCACGAGGAGAGACCTGAACGAGATAGTCCACCCATTCCCGGAGCGGAAGGCCGCGCAGCCAGTTCACGTACACCCTCCGCCTTGCCGCGATCACATTGGCGTACTTGTTCCGGAACGCGTCTTCCTGCTCCTTGGAATACAGGACATATTTCCGAAGATCCTCCATCACTTCTCCCAAAGTTCGGCTTCAGTCGATTCAGAGGACTCGGTGACCGGTGGGGGAGTGCTGGCCGCGGTGCGGTTGTCCCCGATCTCAAGCGTGTCGGTGGAGATGTCAAGGTCGATGCCGTAGTTGACCTTGAGCGCATCATAGTCAAAGACCATCGCGGTGGTCACACGGCTCTTGCCGGTCTCCGGATTGCTCGACACGTAGGTCTTGTTCTCCAGCAACTTGAACCGCATCGACTTGGCCGTACCGATGAACTCCGGCGAATGCTCAAGGTAGTACTTCAGCGAATCCCTCGGAATCACCTTTCCGTTCACGTCCTTGCCCTCCTTCATATACAGAGCCGAAAGCCGTTGGAAAGCCAGATAGATGTACCGCACACCGTGCTTGGGCTCGAACGGAACATCCGACTCCTTGATGGCGAACGGACGGTCACCGGCACAAAGCTTATAGTCGATGTTGATGTACGCCTGACCCGAAGCCACAAGATTCTCCACTATCTCCCAGAACCCCGAAAGTTCGTTGTTCTGCTTGGTCTTCTGGTTCTGGTCCACGCAACCCTTGCAGCAAAGCTTGAATATCTCCTCGCTGTCAAACGGAACATCTATGTCCGTCCTCAAAGTCCGGTAGGCGGCCAGCAGGATAGCCCAGTTCCTCAGGGTCCTGTCCTCGACATTGTACGACCGCACCCTGTCGTTCATATCCGACAACGTCTCATCCCATACCCTCCTGAAATCCGTCTGGAACTTTGAGCGCAACTGCAACAACTGGTTCGTCAGATGCGTAAGCCCACGCTTCTCGACAAGCTTCAGATTCTCGTAGTTCCTCTTCTCCTGATCACTGAACGTGGTCTTGCTGAACGTCAGGAACACAAGGCGGTTGAACAGGGCGATGTCAGCGGTCGGCATCTCCTGACCGCTCATCACAACCCCGCAGTCCACAGCCGTGGTCTCACGCCTCTTGTCATTGTCCATGTTCATCCTCGAACGCCCAGCGCCATCCCATATTCCCTTCAGGAACTCCCTCTTCTCAAGGTCAAGGTTGTTCTTATATTCATCAAGATGCACCACCGCGTTGCTGACCTCCGCCACAGCCTCGGCAAGAGCCGCCTTGGTCGTGTTGTTGATGTTTGGCGCGATGTTGTTGCTTACGAAGAAAGATGTCAGCGAATGTCCCAGCTCCGACTTTCCCGTGCCTTTCGGACCGAACAGATCCAGAATGGGAAAGGAGGTCGTCACCGATGTCACCACATCCTTGAACAGCGAAGCGAACAGGAAGCAAAGCGCCACCTTGGCGTTGTCCCCGAACACCGTGATGAGTTTCTCTGAATATTCCCGAAGCGTGATGGTGTTGGTCTCCGTGTAGACGAACTTCCTTGCCAGCTGGTAGCCTTGGGTGTTGTCCCTTGTGTCCAGCGCGCAACCAGGAAGATAGAACTTCTGCCCCTTGATGTCGATGATCCCGTACTTGTCCACCGGCTTGAACGTGCCGTTGTCAAGGCCGCCGTTGCCCCAAGCGTAGAAGCCCCACTTCTTCTGCCAACCCAGCTGCTTGATCTCATCAGCCGAAGGGGTTCCGTCATAGAGGAACTTCTTCAGTGAGGTAAGCTCGTTGGCCGTGGCCTCCCACACATAGTTCCCCGCTGTCTCGACCCTCGTCTTGAAATCCGTGAACGACACAAGCTCGCTTTGGTTCAACTTCACCACCGCCTCCTGCATCTTGACGTTCCGCAGCGTGAATATTCTCCGCGCGTTCTTCTCATCCCGGATGTGCAGGATCGGAGTCATCGTGAAATTGCTCCACCTCATGTCGTTCCCGGATCTTGAAGCTCCATAGTAGCAGTTGTTCTTGACGTAGAAGCCATAGTTCTGGAGCATCTCCTTCGTGCCGTCCTCCTTGGCCTCCGCACGCTCCTGATCATTCTTGGCCTTGAAATATTCCTGATTCCAGATCTTCCCGAACTTGTAGGTCTTCGTGAAGGTCTCCCTGTACATGTCAGCCGAACTCTGATCCGGCACCTTGGCCAGCAGCTTGCAGACCTCGGTGATCACGGCTGCCTTCTCCGTCTGCGAAGTGGCCGCGTCCATCCATTTCTTGCAGATCCAAGGAATATAATCGTTCGTCCTTTGGAGGTTGCATTCATCGAACTCGTGCTGGTGCGTCCGGAAAAACTCATCAGCATCCTTGCCAAGTTCAGCGGGCAACTCCATCACACTGACCGAAAGACCGGCCTCCGTCATCAACTTGGCGTTCTTCTGCACCGCCTCGACTCCGGCCTTGTCGGTGTCCCCTATGATTGTGACCCTTTCAGCCCTTGTTTTCAGAAGGTCGATTTGTTCCTGAGTCAATGCCGTGCCGCAAGGAGCCACCGCGTTCTTGACTCCGATCTCGTGCAAGCGGCAAACATCCAGATTACCCTCGACAAGGTAGGCCTGCTTGGTGGCATAGATCTGCATATTCGCCTGAAGCCACCCGAAAAGGATTCCCTTCTTCCTGTACAGCTCCGTCTCCCCGGTGTTCAAGTACTTGGGAACACCCGGTTTGTCACCGATGTAGCGTCCGGAAAACCCTGCGATGTAGCCGCTTGTCCAGAAGACCGGGAACATAATCCTGTGCCTGAACGAGTCATAGACCTGCCCGGTGTCCTCGTTCCTCTTGACAAGTCCAGCCGCAAGCAGCACGTCCTCCTTCCATCCAAGCCCCGTTAGGTACTGTTTCAGTCCTCCCTTTTCTGGGGCGTAACCGATGCAGAACAACTCGGCTGTCTCTGCCTTGATCCCGCGCTTCTTAAGGACATATTCCTTGGCGCCAGGCGACTCCTTGTACCGCTGGATGAACCACTCGGAGGCCAACTTGTTCACTGTCATCAGCTGTGACCGCCTGAACTCCGCAGCCTTCTCTTCCGGTGTCGGCTCCTTCTTCTCGTAGTCGATTCCCAACCGCCCGGCAAGATGCTCCACAGCCTCGTAGAACGTCATCCCGCGCCTCTCCATCACAAAGCTGATGGCGTCACCGGTACGTCCGCACCCGAAGCAGTGGTACATGTTCCTCGAAGGCGTCACCACGAACGAAGGTGTCTTCTCCCCGTGGAAAGGGCAACAGCACTTGTAGTGGCTGCCTTCCCGCTTGAGCTCCACGCCCTCGTCCTGGATGATCGAGACGATGTCCCGCTCCTTGATCTGGTCTTTTACATAGTCGGGAATCATAAGTTGAATATGTCTATTGCTTCACCGCTTTTCTTGTCGTTCTGAAGGAACGTCTCGAAACTTTCCCAGTGCGAATCATCGTCCACCCTCTCATTAGCCTGGTCGATCTCGAAAACCATCCTCCTTGCTATGCCGATGCATTGCTCAAGATGGCATTTCCGCTGAATCTCCCAAGTCTGCATCTGCATTGGCGCAAGCCCAGCGAACTCCATCAGTTGGACTTCCCAAAGCTGCACCGCCATCTGGCATGCCCCGCGAAGTGCCGACCATTCCGGCCTGTCCATCTCGAACACCGAGACCAGGCCTCTTGAATCCTTGTCCGCATACATAGCCTAACCCTTTTCCGGAAACAACTCATCCACGGTCGCATCTATCCCGAAAACATCTTTCACGTACTTCCTGATGTTCTCCTGATAGAGCGGCTTAGGCCGTCTCGTCCCGTTGCACCATGAATATGCCGTCGGGTACGACACCCCGTCCATCACGATCAACGTCAGCATCTCATTCCGCTGTTTCAGGCCCGCGGTCTCCCAAATCCTCTTGATGTCCATTGTATGAATATTTTGTTGATAATCAACGAAATAAATTGAAAATATCTTGAAAAATAGTTGTGTAATTCAAAATAAATGCGTACCTTTGTAATGCGGTTCAGGGAGAACCGCGAAAGAGGAATCTGAAACGCTTGAAAGGGAGTAAGAAAACCAGCCAAACTTCTGAAAGCGATGAAACTCGAGATCATTAAAATCAGAATTTGGAAAATAGTGATAACACTTGTAGAAGTTACACTTTAGTTTTCCGAGGGAGGGGATCTGGAACATCCCCTCTCGTTTGGCTGTCTTCCGCAAATTTAACACATTTTGTATGCAAAACAAAAATCTGTCATCTTCACAGACTCCTTCCGAGTCCCCGTCCTGGGGCGGTGCCCGTTCCGGTGCCGGCCGCAAGTCCAAGCCCCACGGAAAGTCCTACACCTTTCAGTCCACCCCTGAGGTTGACGCATTCCTTTCCACCTATCAAGGCAACAAGACCGAGTTCATCAACCGCGCGATCCTGACCCTTGCCGGGATGTCTCTTCTCGACTGATCCGAATATCCCACTTCGGCCTGTTGACCAAAATCTCAGCAAACTTGTCCCGTGCCTCTCCTAAGGTGGCGAAATACCACTGGTCAATGAAGTTCCAGCACGTCGCTGTGACTACAAATTTGACTTTTCCGTTCATAACACAATAAATTAAGCGGCAACTCCAAAACACTGGAATTGCCGCTTGATTTGAGTTTGAGGAAGATTATCCTTTATGTTTCGTGTAGACGCTGTTTCCGTGGCAGTTCTTGTAATCCTTGCCACTACCACAAGCGCATTTGTCTGGACGCTTTGCCTTCACGTTGATAGTGTGAAGTTTATTGCATTTGTTCTGGAGAGCAATTTCGCTTACATAGTCAATTGTCTCCAGCGACGGTGTTCTGAATGAGATGACCGTCCTTCCACTGTAATTCGTGATGGACAAATCACCCTTGGAGATTATGTCCATTCCTATGATCATACTATGCTCGTTTCCGTCCATCGGAAGCCCGACCACGTTATGGATAGGAATGACAAAACTTCCCATCTTGATCTGCACACAATATGTCGGAACCTTGAAAGGTTCGTTGTTGGCACCGACAACCATTGTCTCATCAATGGCAATCAACCCAAGGTCATAGGCCAATTTTGTTGATATGCACGTTACCATCGCTCCGGTGTCCCAAAGTGCTTTCTGTTCGCTGCCTTCCTCTGGATTGGAATTTGGCAGTGAAATCTGGCAATCAATGATAACCCTGCTTTGAATGGACTCGTAGGGATGAGTATAGGCCGTAATCATAGAACAACTACGCTTGGGGTTATTATGCTGACATTGCGGACATTCTTCTTACGGCACTCCCTAAGAAGGAAATTCCCAAGTCCGTAATGCTCGCATCCGAAATCATAAGCCTCTTTCATTGTGCTGAAAGCATCAACTTTCAAGTCGTTGGAGATGACAACAAAAGTCCCCTCGTATTCCTTGAGCAGAACTCCTTCGTTGTCATTATAATATTGCAGTTGTTTCTCTATGTTACCCATGTCCAAAATGTTCTGATTTGTATGCAAATATAAGTCACGGCTTCCGATTATGCAAAATCCTAGCCGAATATTCTTTCTCGCGTCTTAACGGCAATTCCAGTATTTCAAAGAACCTGTTTTCGTCCCCGGGAGCGGAATCGAACCGCTCACATCGCGCTAGGCTTTCGGGGCGGCCCCCGCCCTCCTGGGCTTTACATCCTACGCAAGGCCGCTTCGTGCTGGCAGGGACCCATATCCTGCCCTTTCCGGGGATTTGCCGGTCTTTCCCGGCTGTCAGTAAAAGCACGGTCTTTCACCGCCCGGCGCTCCTTGACACCGTAATTGAAATTAAACTGTTGTCTCCGACATTTTCTCCAGCCAACCCACTGCATTGGCGTAGTTCGTGGACCGGAAGCGATACCTTTTCCCTCTGATGCTTATCTCCGCCACCCAACGTAGCCGCCCCGCCCGAACGCCTCCACGCCCAAGGTTGTTCTGCCATTCACTATATATGCATCCTTTACTCATATAGATCCCGTGCCGGACTCGAACCGGAATGAGTAATTAATCTGATTTATGACTAATCGGTATTTCTGCTTGCTGCTCCCCACGGAGCCACACGGGATTGTTCACGCCTCACAGCGTTACGCTTGGCCTCTCAGGACCTCTTGTGATAGGTTTGCCAAGACTATTGTATTGTTTTTACTCTCCATTATCCTTGAAATCATCCTTGAACGCCCGCCAGTACAGCCAGACCACGAACGCCAGCATGACACCTTCCACAATGTAATGCATCAACATATCAGACCACATCCTCCTCAAGCGTCACCATCAAGAATTCCACAAGCTTCTCCCAGTCCCACTTTCCTGGATCACGCTCCGGCATCCCACCCTTGTCAAGTCTCCAGACACCGGCCGCACACTCCCAAGCCGCCACACACTGCTCCAGTCTGCCAGCGATGAATTTCCTCGCAAGCGGCATTATGTCCTCGCCCTCTTGCGCCTTTTGCCAAAGCCAGACATTGTTCACCCCCGCATCTTCGTGATGCTTTGCCATCAGATCGATGAACTTGTCCCTATTGACATCATATTTCTCCATAGCCAATGAATATTAGTGATGTTGTCTCCCGTCCCAATCGTGTGTGGTGACTCCCATCAGCATCCACGCGTCCGGATTGCTTTCCGGATTGAACAGCCATTCCATCGCAGCCTCAAAAGTCTTGCAGCGGCTCCGAGCCTTGTGATGACATTCCCCATCTCCCCGAAGCTCATCGCTATCCCCAGCGTCGGCAGATG